CTGGAGCGCCACCAGCACGGCTCGTTCAAACGGTCGACCAGCCCGTCCCGGCCGGCCGGGCAGCGCCTGCCGCTGCTGCTCTTCCACGACAACCGCTCGTTTCCGATCGGCCACGCCGAGTCGTGGGCCCATCCCGCCGACGGCCTGCACGGCGTGTGGCGGCTGAACGAGTCGGCCGAGGCGCAGCGCGCCGCCGGGGCGGCCGAGGCCGGCGACCTGGTCGGCCTGTCGATCGGGTTCAACGACTACGGCACCCCGGCCTGGGAGGACGGCGACCCGTTCTCCGACAACCCCGACGAGCTGCCCCGCGTCACCCGCCTCGAGTCGAGGCTCATCGAGGTGTCCATGACCCCGACCCCGGCGTTCGCGGCGGCCGAGGTGACCATGGTCCGCTCCGCGTGGCGGCCCCCGCCCCGGGCCGAGCGCGACGTGGATCGCTGGCGGCGCATCGCCGACGGGCTACGCTCCCCGTAGCGACGCACGCGGCCGACCCCGCCCGCCCCCCGGCGACCACCCGGGCCCACCAGCCCCCTGGCCGCCCCGGACGGAGCCCGTCGGGCAGCCCCGCCAGCTGACCCCCGACGAGACGTGGAGGCTGTGAGATGAACCCTGTACTCGACCGGCTGCGCGCCCAGCGCGCCGAGCAGATGGCGGCCATGGACGCCGTCCTCGGCCAGGTGTCCGACGACCGCGACCTGGTCGACGCCGAGAAAAGCCTGCTGACCGCCACCCAGCAGCGCCTGGCCGAGATCGACGCCCAGATCAAGCCCTTGGCCGACTACGAGGACATGCGCGCCGCCCACCAGGCGGCCACCGCGGCGCTGCCCGTGCCCCGCCCGGACCGGCTGCCGGCCCAGCCCCGCCGCGCCGACGGCGGCGAGCGCGAAGCCCAATATCGCACGGCCGGCGAGTTCCTGGCCGACTACGTCCGGGCCCGGGGATTCGCCGACCACCAGCCCGACCAGCAGGCCATGTCGAGGGTGGCGGCCGCCTACCAGGCGAGGGCCGTGGCCGACCAGAAGACCACCGACACCCCCGGCCTGCTGCCCACGCTGATCGTCGGCGCCGTCGTCGACCTGATCGACGCCAACCGGCCCCTGATCGGGTCCGTCGGCGGCGCCAAGGCGTTGGGCAACATTCCCGGGACCAGCTTCAACCGGCCGAAGATCACCCAGCACGTCACGGTCGGCCAGCAGACCACCGGCGCCAACGAGAAGACCCAGCTGTCCTCCCAGAAGATGACCATCAGCCCGGTGTCGTTCTCGAAGACCACCTACGGCGGCACCGTCGACATCTCCCGCCAGGACATCGACTGGACGTCGCCGGGGGCGTGGGACATCCTCGTCCGCGACCTCGCCAACGTGTACGCCGTGCAAACCGAGACGGCCGCCGCCGCCGCGTTCAAGGCCGGCGCCACCGGCACCGCCGTCGTGGTCGCCACCAACGACCTGAAGGGCTGGACGCTGGCCATCTACACGGCGGCCATGCACGCCTACCAGGCCGGGTTCATGATGCCCGACCGCATCTGGTGCAGCCTGGACGTGTGGGCCGCCCTCGGCTCCCTCGTCGACGTGGCCCGCGTCGTGCTACCCCAGGACGGGACCACCGAGATGGGCGCCCCCGGCACGTCCACCATCGCCTCCATGCGCGGCGACCTGCTCGGCGTGCCCCGCATCGTCGTCCCCACCTTCGCGGCCGGCACGTGCATCATCGGCAACTCGTCGATGTTCGAGGTGTACGAGGAGGTCATCGGCCTGCTGTCAGTCATCGAGCCCAGCATCCTCGGCGTGCAGGTCGCCTACGGCGGCTACGTCGCCTTCGGCGCCTTGCAGGGCACCGCCCTGGTCCCCTTGACGCCCCCGGCCGGCATGCCCACCATGGCCGAGGCCGAGGCCGCCGCCGAGCCCGAGGCGGACGCCCCGAAGGCCAAGCGGTAGCGCGGTGGCCTGGACGATCAAGCCGGCCGGGTCGTGGGGCGTTGCCACCAGCAACGCCCCCGCCACCGACGTCGCCGCCGTGTTGGCGTTGCCGGGATCGTGGAGGCTCGACCAGTACCCGCAAGCCCCGGGCCCGACGCAGCGGCTGTTCGTCCGCAAGGACCAGTGGGGCAGCCTGGCCGCCGCCCCCGGCGTCGATAGCGTCACGCCGAACACCGGCACCGCCGCCGGCGGCACGGCGGTGGCCCTCGCCGGCGACGGCCTGACCGGCTCCACCGGCGTCACCTTCGCCGGCAGCGCCGCCACCAGCGTGGCGGTCGTCAACGACGCCCTCATCACCTGCGTCACTCCCGCCCACGCCGCCGGCCCGGTCAACGTGGTCGTCGCCAACCCCCGCGGCAACGTCACCATCACCGGCGGGTACACGTATGTCTGACTGGCAGGTCATGGCCCACCAGGTCGACCTCCCTGTCGCGGCCGAGCAGCCGATCGGGATGCCGGCCGGCTGGGAGCCGATCGGCACCCTGTCCCGCCAGGGCAACAAGGCCGTCCTGCTCGTGCGCCGCCAGGCCCAGTACACCCCGCCGGCCGGCACGCCGGTCCTCACGTCGCTCACCCCGAGCAGCCTTCCCGCCGGTAGCACGCCGGCCACGGTGGACGTGATCGGCACCGGCTTCGACGCCTCGTCCACCATCGACGCCGACGGCCAGCCTCGGGCCACGTTCTACCTCGACGCCACGCACCTCGAGTACACCGCCCGCCCCGACCTGACCGGCCCCGCCACCGTCCAGATCACCGTGCAAGGCCCCAACGGGGCCTCCAACGCCCTGCCCTTCACGTACACATGACCAGGCCTGACCGGGTGCCCCGGCATGACGCGGTCGTCAGGACGACGCCGCCGCCGCCTCCGAGCGGCCAAGTGAATGTGTGGCTTTACAACGCCTTAGCCGACTGTCCGAGCCCCCATCAGGGCGACATCGTCTACACCGAGGCCGACGACGCCTACCAATACTGGAACGGCACGACCTGGAAGCCGCTCGGCGGTGGTGGTGGCGCCGGGCCGTGGACGCCGCTCGACATGGGGGACGGCTGGGCGGCTGACTTCTCATCGTCCACGCCGGCCTACCGTATGGAGGGCGACCTCGTCCGGTTCAAGGGGGGATTGGACGGGTCGAGCGCCGTCAGCGGCGCTCCCGCCGCCACCTATCCCATCTCGGCCTTCCCGCCCGGCAGCGTGCGATCGTCCGGCATCAACCTGCTCTCGATAATGACCGACTACTCCACCGGCGTCTACGTGCCGGTCTACGTCCAGGTCATGACGAGCGTCGTGAACAGCGTGTCGGTGGCGGCGCTCTACTGCAACAACACCACAGACGGCTCGCCCATAGCACCCCCGGCGGCGGGAATGGTGTTCCTCGACAACCTCGCCTACACGGTCACCTGATGGCGTACTGGCCGAAGCTGCCCGAGGTCCGCAGCCTGCTCCGCTTGCAGCCGGACCCGGTCGAGGACGGCATCATCACCACCGCCCTGGCCGCCGCCGTCGACTACGCCAACCGCCGCCTGAACTACAAGTTCCCGATCCCCCCGTCCGATGACGGCACCCTGCCCGACGCCGCCCACAAGGCCTGCCTATTCCACGCGGCGCGCCTGTACCGGCGCCGCGACTCGATCGACGGCACCCTCGGGTTCGGCGACCTGGGCGTCGTCCGGGTGGGCCGCGTCGACGCCGACATCGAGGCGCTGTACTCGGCCGTCGGCCCGCTGGTGTTCGGATGAGCTGGAACCGCGCCGCCGCCGCCGCCGCTATCACGGCCGTGCTGCAAACGGCGATGGGCGAGACGGTGTTCGTCTACCCGAAGCCGCCGGGCACCGTCAACCCGCCGGCGGTGATCGTCGGCCGGCCCGCCTCGGTGCGCTACTCGACGGTAGCGTTCACGATCGACGAGGCCATCCTGCCCGTCTCGTGCTGCGGGCCGGCCGACGGCGACGACATGGTCGACGCCCTGGTCACCGCCGTCCGCCACGCCCTGACCGCCGACCAGACCCTCGGCGGGGCCGTGCAGGCGTGCTGGCCGGCCGACGAGCGGGCCTGGCGGCAAGCGTCCATCGCCGGCGTCGACGTCCTGTTAGCCGACGTCAACCTGACCGTCCAAATGTGAGGAGCCGCAAATGTCCGTGACCACCGACGACGCACCCGAGCTGCTAGCCGCCGGCGACCCGGTGGCGGTGCCCGCTAACCCGCTCATCCTCAACGACGCTTACTTCGAACTGGCCGGGACTAATCTCAAATGCCAGACATTCCATGCCGAAGTCTCACCTGAGAACAAGTTAGTCACGGTTACCACCTTTTGCTCAGAAACGGATTACAGCGGCGTCACGAAGTGGCACCTGCGGGCCACGTTCTACCAGGACTTTAACCCCGGCTCGACCTACGCCACATTGAATAGTGCGCTGGCTGCGTACAACGCATCAGGGACCCCAACGAACTTTAAGGTCCGCCCCTATTCAAGTCGTATAGCGTCGGCTAACAACCCCATTATCTCGGGCTACGCCATCCCCCAGCCGTTCGACCTGATCATCGGCGACGCCGGCACCGCCTCCCAGGTCCAGATCGACTGGAACCTCACCGGCCCGCCCACCGTCGACAACGGCGCCGTCACCGCCACCGGCGCCACCGCCGGCGCCCCCGGCTTCTACACCCCCTCCGGCGCCAACGTCCCCGCCAACCTCGCCGCGTTGACGGGGATCACCGCCACCCCGGCCACGGCGTGGACGACCGGCCAGTTCGTCATCACCGCCGACCTGTTAGCCGCCCACTGGTCGAGCAGCGCCTGGGTCGCCGGGAAGGCCTGATGCCAGCCGCCCCCACGGTGGCCGTGGTCGGCCTGAAGGCCTTGCAACGCGACCTGGCCCGCCTCGCCGACCCCGTCGGCGGCGACATGGCCGCCGCCCTCGCCGCCGCCGGCCGCCAGGCCGCCCAGCCCGTAGCCGACGCCGTCCGCAACGCCTACCCGTCCGTGTCCGGCCGGCTGGCCGGGTCGGTGCGCGTCACCGGGTCGCGTACCGGCGCCGCCGTCCGGGTCGGCCGCAAGAGCATCCCCTACGCCGGGCCCGTCGACTTCGGCGGCTGGCCCGGCGACCGCCCCTACCTGCCTGACGGCCGCTACCTGTACCCGGCCATGGCCGCCCACGCCGCCGACGTCGTCGCTGCCTACCAACGCGAGGTCGCCGCCGCCGTGGCCGCCTTCGGGTGGACCAACCCGGGCGACCAGCCGCATGACTGACCCGACCCAGGCGCTGCCCACGCTGATCTCGGTCCCCCAGGCGTTCATGGCCCGCCTGCCGTCCCAGCGGGTCATCGACCTCCTCGCCCGCCTCGAGCCGGGCGTCAAGATCGGCGAGCTGATGGAGGGCCAGCCGTCCCGGATCATCGCCTTCCGGGCCCTGCTACGCGACCACCCCGACCGCGACCCCACCTCGCTGTGGTTGCACGCCTACGACTGCGAGGTGGAGATGGTCGCGGTGGACCCTACCGGCGGCAACGGGCTATCGCCGTCGCCCACGTCTGCGCCTACTACAAGCTGAGCCCGGCCGTGGTCGAAGCCCTCGACGACGACATGTGGGAGGCCATGGTCGCCGTCATGGCCGCCGAGGCCGACGCCATCCGCGCCCAGGCCGCCAAGCCGACGGGGAGATAGGCGGATGCCGACCGGCCCGTCGATAATGGTCCGGGTCCTCGGCGACCTGACCGGCCTCGGCAAGTCCTTCGACCAGGCGAAGGGCAAGGCCGGCGACACCGCCCGGTCCGTCTCCTCCAGCATCGGCCAGATGCTGTCCACCCTCAACCAGGGCGGCATCCTCGGACCGTTCGGCGAGTCGTTGGCCACCGCCAACCAGGCGTTCGGCGAGCTGGCCGAGACCGGCCGCCACGTCGGCGCCGTCATGGCCGGCCTGGGCGGCGCCTTCGTCGGCGTCGGCACCGGCCTGGCCATCCTCGGCTCGAAGGACCAGGCCGCCCGCCAACAGCTCCAGGCCGCCATCGACGCCACCGGCCGATCCTGGGACGACTACTCCACCCGGGTCGAGGAGGCCATAAAGCACAACGAGAAGTTCGGCGACTCGGCGTCAGTGACCCAGAACGCCCTGCAAACCCTCGTCCAGGCCACCGGCGACCCGGCCAAGGCCCTCGACCTGCTCGGCGAGGCCGCCGACCTGGCCGCCGCCAAGCACGAGTCCCTCGGCGAGGCCGCCACCCAGCTGGGCAAGGTCTACAACGGCTCCACCAAGATCCTGAAGGAGTTCGGGATCACCGTCACCAACACCGCGGCGGCGACCAAGGCGGCCGACGCCGCGGCCCGCCAGGCTGCCACCGCCGACCGCCAGGCCGCCACCGCCAAGCAGCGCCTGGCCGACCTGGAGACCATCGACGCGGCCAAGAAGCACCTCACCGTCACCGAGACCGTCCGCCTCCACGACGCCCAACTCAAGGCCAACGCCACCACCGTCGCCGCCGCCGCCGCCCACCAGAAGGCCACCCAGGCCACCCAGGCGGCCACGAAGGCCACCGGCGGGCTGACCGCCGTCCAACAGGTGGGCCAAAAGGTCGCCGGCCAGGCCGACGCCCAATCGAACACGTTCACCGGCCACCTCAAGGCGCTCACCACCGAGATCGAGGACCAGGCCGCCGCCTTCGGGAACAAGTACGGCCCCGCCCTGCAGGTCGCCGGCCAGGCGTTCGCCGTCATCGGCGGCACCGTCGAAGTGGGCCGCAAGCTCCTCGAGAAGTACACGGCCACCACCAAGGCGGCCACCGCCGGCGCCGAGGCCCAGACCGCCGCCAACGAGGCCGAGCAACTGTCCTTCGACGGCCTGGCCGTGTCCGCCGGCGGCGCCGACGTCGCCCTGCTACCGATCATCGCCACCACCGCCGGCATCGTCTTGGCCGTCGCCGCGCTCGGCGCCGCCGCCTACGTCATCTACCGCAACTGGGACACCATCTGGAAGGCCATGAAGGCCGCCGTCGTCGACACCTGGGATTGGATCCGCTCCCACTGGCCGCTGCTGTTGGCCATCCTGACCGGGCCGATCGGCCTGGCCGCCCTCGAGGTGGTCCGCCACTGGCAGGGCGTCGTCGACTTCTTCAGAGGGCTGCCCCGACAGATCGGCGGGTTCTTCCTCGGCGTGGCCGAGGCCATCGTCTGGCCGTTCCGGACCGCCTTCAACGACATCGCCGACCTGTGGAACCGCAGCGTCGGGTCGCTCAGCTTCCACATTCCGTCCTGGGTGCCGTTCGTCGGCGGCGACGCCTTCTCCATGCCGAGGATCCCGCACCTGGCCCAGGGCGGCCTCATCACCCAGACCGGCCTCGTCTACGCCCACGCCGGCGAGGCCATAACCCCTATCGACAAAGCCCCCCGCGGCCCCGTCGTCGCCATCGCCAACGCCCACTTCTCCTCCGACGTCGACGTCGAGGCGTTCATGCGCCGCGTGGCGTGGACCGTGCAAACCCAGAGGATCTGACGATGGCCCCCCCAGTCGCCGGCTACGTCGCCTGGTGGGACGCCCAGGCCATCACCGCCTCCGACGCGTCGGCGGTCACGTCCTGGTCGGACTCGAGCGCCGGCGGCCACAACCTGACCTCCCATCTCGGCACGCCCACCTACTACAAGACGACCACCGCCAAGCTGATCAACGGCCACCCCGTCGTCTACTTCAACGGCGACGGCTGGCTCGCCACCGGCTCCGCGTTCTCCCAGGCCCAGCCGTACACGATCTTCTTCCAGGCCCGCCTGGAGTCGCTGACCGGCTTTCGCAGCCTAATGGGCGTCACCGCCGACAACGTCTTGGTCTACACGACCGCCGGGCCGGGCCGCTGGAACGTGTTCGCGGCGGGCGGCTCGGGCGCCACTATCCAGGGTGGCACGCCCGACACCAACATCCATGCCTACACCGTGCAGTTCAACGGCGCCTCTTGCCTGATGCGGGTTGACGGCACCCAGATCGTGTCCGGCAACGCCGGCACCAACCCGCTAGCCGGCAACTTCGTCCTCGGCAACGAGAAGGACTCCGGCACCGGCTCGTCGCTGCTCGGCCCGATCGGCGAGGCCATCGTCTACCCGTCCGCGCTCAACACCACCGACATGGGCACGGTCGAGTCCTACCTGGCCGCCCGGTGGGCGACAGCGCCCACCGTGGTCACCGGCACCGCCGCGGTCACCCTCGGCCCGCTCACCGTCGCCCCGGCCGGCCGGCTGACCGTCAGCTGCGGGCGGGGCGCCTGGCTGACGTTGGGCGCGGGCGGGGTGCTGCTCGAGGACCAGACCAAGGGCTACTTCTGCTCCAACCTCGACCTCGGCTTCCCGGCCCCCCGCGAGGTCGTGTCGAGCAACCCGGACCGGGACGGGCTGACCGACCGCACCCAGCTGATGGGCTCCCGGGTCGTCTCGGCGAACATCACGACCGTGGCCGGCGTCGCCGCCCACATCGACGCCGTGGCCGCCATGTTCGCCCCGTACATGCTGCCGTCGGCCCGGCCAGTCCTGCACTACATCCTCGACCGGCCCGGCAACCCGGAGCGCACCCTCACCCTGCGCGCCGCGGGCTACTCGTGGCCGATCGCCGGCCCTGTCGAACGCGACATCCAGTTGCAGTGGGTCGCCGCCGACCCCGTCGCCCGCGACCCCGCCGTCCAGACCGTCACCACCACCCTCGGCGCGCCGGTGTTCCTGTCGACCCCCGGCGACGTGCCCGCCCGGCCGCTCATCCGGATAACCGGGCCGGTCACCGGCCCCGTCGTCACCATGACCCCCACCGGCGTCGCCGCCTGGTTCCTGGCGTTCCCCAACACGTTCGTCATCGCCGCCGGCCACTGGGTCGACATCGACCTGGCCGCCCGCACCGTCTACGCCGACTCCGACCCAACCAAGCCCCGCCTGTCCTCCTTGGACTGGACGCAGACGTCGTGGCAGTGGATCGCCCCGGCGCCGTCGCGGACGGCCATGAGCCTGGCCGGCGCGGCGACCAGCGGCGCCACCGCCGTGACCGCCACCTGGAACGACGGCTACCTCACCTAAGGAGACGAACACAAGACCATGGCTGACAACATCTCGTCGGGGGTGGCGAACAGCGTCCTCGGCCTGCTCCTCAACGGCACCGCGTTCGCCGGGTTCGCGGCCACCTACGTTCAGCTCCACGTCGGCGCCCCCGGCGCGTCGGGCACCTCGAACGTCGCCGGGAACAACACCCGCCAGGCCGCCGGGGCCTTCGCCACCCCGTCCGGCGGGTCCACGACCAACTCGGGGGCGGTCAACTGGACGTCGGTGCCGACGAACGAGACCTACTCGCACGTGTCGTTGTGGTCGGCGTCCACGTCGGGCACGTTCATCGCGTCCGGGTCGATCACCGCCGGCGCCATCCTCGCCGGCCAGAACTTCACCATCCCCGCCGGCGGCATGTCCGTGTCGTTGCCCGTCGCCGCCTAGCACCACCCCGCTCGTATGGCCGTAACGGTCGCGTCGGCGTCGTCGGCGCAGTCGTCGTCGGGCAGCGTCACCGTCGCCCGGCCGTCGTCGGTGACGGCGGGCAACCTGCTGGTGGCGTTCGTGTACGCCCCGTCGCTGAACACCGGCGGTCTGTTCCCGTTCTTCGGCGGCCCGGCCGGGCCCAGCACCGGCCCGTTCGACTCCGACTGGGCGCAGGCCATGTCGAACGTGCCCGCCTCGCACGCCGGCAACGCCGGCCTGCTCTACAAGTGGGCGACGACCACCGAGCCGTCGTCGTACACGTTCACCTGCCAAGACTCGGTCGGGTTCATCCAGGTCGACGTCCTCAACCTGTCCGGCGCGGGCGGCTTCGACGGCGCCGCCGTGTTCAACGCGTCCACGTCCGGGTCGATCGCCGCGCTGGCCCCGTCGCTCACCCCCACCCGACCCGGCGACCTGCTCCTATGCGGGTACGGCCTGTTCAACGGGGCGGCCACCGGCGTGCCCGCCTTCGCCGGCCCGTCCGCCATGACGGCCGGGCCGGCTACGTCGTTCACCGCCACCTTCTACGACACCGAGGCCGGCACGGCCGCCACCGGCGGCCGGGCCGCCATCCCCGCCGACCTGTCCTCCGGGTACACGGCCATGTCGGTGCTGGTCTACCCGACGCCGACGACCGGCGGCTACTTCCGCGGCGCCTTCGTCGCCGACTACGGGTCGACCGGCGCCAACGTCGATCTGCTGGTCCCGGCCGCCACCGCCGCCGGCGACCTCATGGTCGCCGTGCTGTACATGCTCGGCGACGTCTCCCAGACGCTGACCACGCCGTCCGGGTGGACGGTCGCCAACCACTGGACCGACACCACCTACGGCTCCCAGGCGTACACGTACACCCGCACCGCCACCGGCTCCGAGCCGGCCTCGTACCGCTGGACGTGGTCGGCGGGTGGCAGCCCGTACAACGCCGGGCTGATCGCCTGCTACGCCGGCGCCCTGGCCGTCGACGTCGGGCCGTCCTTCCGCTCCGACAGCGGCTCGAACGGCGCCGCCGCCAGCCTCACCCCGACGCTGCCGGGCGACATCTGGCTGGTGTACACCATGGTGAACGGCACGTCGCTGATCCCTCAGGCGCCCGGCGTGACAATGCGCGGGCACGGCTTCGCGGGTACGTCGCAGGGCCTGTCGCTGTTCGACGAGCTGCTGGTCGGCACCGCCCCCACCGGCCTGGCGAACCTGTTCCTGTTCGGCTCCATGTACCTCGGCACCGGGTCGCTGCTGCTCCGCACCACCACCTCCAGTGGGGGTGGCAGCACGGTCTCCTCGACGGTGGCGCTCGGCCCGGTGGCGGTGACCGCCACCGGCACCAGCTCCGGGTCGACCGTGTCGGGCACCGCCACCCTCAACCTGGGCCCGTTCACGATCAGCGTGGCGTCGTCGCTCGAGACGCTGACCGGGACCGCCGCCCTGCCGCTCGGCCCGCTCATCGTCGGCATGATCGGCGCCCGACCCGGCGCGGCCGGCCTGCCCGTTCCCGGCTACCGGGGCCGGTGGCGGCTCACGCTGCACACCCGCACGTTCGCGCCGGCGCCGCTCATGTCGACGATCATCGCCGAGCTGGCCGACGCCCGGGCCCGCAAGCTCGACCAAAACTGGAACCAGCCCGCCCAGCTGACGTTCACGCTCGACGGCCGCTCCCAGGCCGCCGGCCTCGTCCAGGAGCTGTTACACGACGTGGTGGCGTGGCGCTGGGACGAGCTGACCGGCCAGGACTGGCCGGTGTTCCGCGGCCCGGTCACCCAATCCCAGGACAGCCTCGACGAGCAGGCCCATACCGTCGTGTACACCTGCCACGACTACGCCGCCCTATTGACCCGCCGCCTCCTCACGTCCACCTATTCGGTCACCGGCCGCGACCAGGACCTGATCGCCGGCGACCTCCTCCAGGCGGCGTCGTTCGCGCTGACGTCCGGCGCTATCAGCCTGTCGCCCGCCTCGTACCTGCCCATGAGCCTGGTCGCGGTCGGCCGGGACGGCGCCCTGCGCGGCCTGTCCGGCCAAACCCGGGACCGCACCTACTACGGCTCCCAGAACGTCGGCACCGCCTTCACCGACCTCGCCGTCGTGTCGAACGGCTACGACTGGGACGTCCGCCCCTCCGCCGCCAACCCCACCGACAGCCTGCGGATCTTCTACCCCAACCAGGGCGTCACCCGCAGCGACGGCATCGCCCTGCAATACGGGTCGACGGTCGCCACCGTGCAACGCAACGTCGACTCCGCCTCCTACGCCAACCTCATCCGCGTCCTCGGCAACAACTCCTCGTCCGCGCCGACCCCGCAACTGTTCTCCGAGGGGCGCACCTTCGACGCCGCCACCAGCCCGGCCGGGCTGTGGATGCTCGCCGACGACGCCGCCGACGTCACCGTCGCCCAAGCCCTCCTCGAGAAGGCCCAGGGCGACCTCAACCTGTACGCCGTCCTCGTCCCGTCCTACACCCTCGGCCTGGCCCCCGGCGCCTACACCTGGGGGAGCCCCAACATGGGCGACACCGTCCCCCTGCTCATCCAATCCGGCCGGCTCGGCGTCAACACCACCATCCGGGTGCTGGGCATCAGCTACCTGATCGGCGACGACGGCCAGGAGGACGTCACCCTGACCGTCGGCCGGCCCCGTCGGGAGCTGGTCAGCCTGCTCGGCGAGGCCGCCAGCAGCGTCCAAGCCCTCACCCGCAGATAGGAGCCCCCAATGTCCACCACTCCCCCCGACGACTGGCCCGACCCGGCCGACGACCCCGACGACGAGCCCTCCCACGACCCCATCCCCGATGACTCTTAGCCGCGTCGCCATCCCCAGCCCCAACTACTCGTCCCGGGGCGGCTGGGAGGTGTCGCTCATCGTCCTGCACACCGCCGAGGGCGCCACCACCATCGAGTCGCTCGGCGCCTTCTTCGCCGACCCCGCTAGCGGCGTGTCCTCCCATGTCGGCATCGACGACACCCCCAACACCGTCGGCGAGTACGTCCGCCGCGACTACAAGGCATGGACGGCCGCCAACGCCAACCCCGTCGCCGTCCAGGCCGAGCTGTGCGCCTTCGCCGCCTGGGACACCGCCACCTGGAACACCCACATGCCGATGCTGGCCAACTGCGCGGCGTGGATCGCCGAGGAGGCCGCCCACTACGACATCCCCATCCGCAAGCTCACCCCCGCCCAAGCCCAAGCCGGCGGCCCCGGCGTCTGCCAACACGCCGACCTCGGCGCCCTCGGCGGCGGCCACTGGGACTGCGGGCCCGGCTTCCCCATCGACCAGGTGCTGCTCATGGCGGGCGGCGCCCTACCAGGAGACGACGACATGCCCCTCAACGACGACGACAAGGACTTCATCATCAAGGCCATCAACGACGCCCTACGCCAACAGTTCCGCCCCGAGGGCGAGTGCTACGGCCGGGTGCTGTCCGCCGACGCCGAGGCCATACGCCGCACCCCGGCCAACATCCCCAACACATGACCTGATGCCGTGGCGGGCGAAACGGCTGCTCTACCTGATGGGCTGCGGGTTCGGCGTGCTGGCCCTGGCCGTCGTCGTGTTGGTCCGCGACAACAGCACCGACGCCGTCCTGCTGGCCTGCATCGCCATCCTGGGCGGCATCGCCATCATCCTCACCAACCTGCCCCAAAACGGGAACAACAACGGACATGGATGACACCCAGACGATCGTGCTGCTCATAGAGGTCGGGGTGATCGCCCTGGCCGCCCTGCTGCGCATCCTCGGCCAGCGCGGCTGAGACCCGACCGAGACCGCACCACGGTCCTGCTCATGTGGCTCTTGATCGCCGTCACCGTCCTGCTACTGGTGGAGCTGGCCTACCTAGCCGTGCAACTGCTGGGGTGACCACCGTCTCGACGTCGACTGGGCGGCCTTCTTCTCCAGGTACGTCCAGCGCAGCACCCGGAACGCCATGTACCAGACCAGCAGCCACAGCCAGGTCCAGGCCAGGCCGGCGACGACCCAGACCACGGTCATGTAGACGTGCTGGGCGTGAGTGAGATGCATTTGAAGCCCCTTCTTGTTTGGGTTGGGTTAGCCGGCCCGGTTGAGGCCGGCCCGGATTATCAGGTCGTCACCGGCGCGCAGGTAGCGGTCGGTGGTGGCCACGTTCTGATGGCCTAAGAAGCGCTGCACCGCCTTGGGATCGCGGCAGGCGTCGTAGAGGTCGGAGGCGGCGGTGTGGCGCAGGGCGTGGGCGGACACCCCGTCGTAGGCGTCGCCCTTGAGGCCGGCGGCCTCCAGCCAGCCCCGCACCCGCCGTGACAGTCGGGCCGGCTGCCAGCCGATCACGGGCCCCGACACGCGGGCGCCGACGTGGCGGGCCAGGAGGGCGGCGACGACATCGGCGACGGGGATGACCCGCTCGTCGTCGTTCTTGCCCCGCACCGTCATCCGACCGGCGGCGCGATCCCAGTCGGCGACGGCCAGCCGGGACACCTCCACGCAACGCAACCCCTGGCGGGCCATCAGCTCGACGATCAGGCGGGCCTCCACGTCGGGCAGCCTCAGGCGCAGGCGGCCCAGTTGAGCCGCGGTCAACGCCCTCGGCACGTGGCGGGGCTCACGCACCCGGCCCGCGGAGCGGCACGGGTCCTGGGTCAGCAACTCCCACTCGACACACCAGCGACAAAAGACCCGCACCGTGGACAGATAGGCCCGCCTTGACGCCGGCCGCTGGCCGCCGATGCTGGCTTGCCAGGCCCGGATATGGTCGCGGGACAGGTCGGCGACCTCGACGCCGCCGCAGCAGCCGGCCAGGCGACCCAACCGCCAGCCCAGCTGGGCGGCGGTGCGGTCGCCGATCTCGCCCCGGGCGCGGCGGTCGGTCACGTACACGTCAACAGCCTCGGACACCAACACTCGGGACCCTCCCCCGGTGCCTGTCTCCACCCGGGCCGGGAAGTTAGCCGCGCTCACTTAACGATGTCCAGGGATCGGTCAAGAGGTCGCGAATACCGTTCGGTATTGGCCCGGATCACGACACGATCCTCACGATGTAGAACGCCGTCGAGCCGCACGGACAGACGTTGAGCTGCTGATGGCCCGGCCAGTCATGGCCCAGCGCGGACGCGTCTCGCCAACTGCCCTCCTGCCACGGCTCATCGCATTCGGTGCAGTTCATCTCGACGTCGTCGGTCATGCCGCCACCGGCCGTCGATACCATTTGGTAGACGAGCGCCGCAATCGATCCAGGACCCGCAGGTCGATCGCCGGCGGGATGTCGTCCTCGGACAGCCCGAAGTCCTCCAGGTCGTAGCCGTACAGCAACACGCACATGGCGGCCCGGGCCCGGTCCTTGCGATCCGTCGGCACCTCGTCGAGGTGCTCGAGGCGGAACAGGGCCGACTTCGTGACATGCGGGAACAGCAGCGCGTCGACCTGGCGGAACTGGCCCTTGCCCCGGGCTCGCTCCAGGCGTCGTCCCCACGGCTCCGGCCCCAACCGCTTACCTTGCAACAATGCCATAGCAGGATGGTAACACGTCATGGCGCCAGGTGCCAGGCATCCTTGCGACGGCAAGTTGCGCATGCTAACTATGGAACATGTCCCAGATCGGCCGAGAGGCCAGACGCATCCGCCTCGCCCTCGGCGAGTCCCAGGAGGCCATAGCACGACGCGCCGACATCTCGATCGCCACCTACTCGCGTATCGAGAACGGCCACAACGAGCCCAGCCTCGACACCCTGCGCCGCCTCGCCGGCGCCCTCCAGGTCACCATCGACGAGCTCGTCGGCGGCCCCATCAAAGCCGCATGACCGACTCCGAGCATGACCACGAGCGTGTCGCCGCCGGCCTGGCCCGCCTGGCCGAGCCGCCACCGCCCGCCATCGGCGCCGCCACTCTCGCCTACCTCGGCCTGAACCCCGACGACGTCGAGGTTCGGGCCCTGGTCATGCTGTGCCTCCGCTACCGCCTCGACCCGCTCCTGGGCCACGCCAGCATCATCAAGGCCAAGGGCGGCAACCGGGCCTACATCACCCGCGACGGCATGCTCGAGGTCGCCCACCGCTCCGGCCAGCTCGACGGGATCGTCGTCGACGAGGAGCGCGAGTCCGAGCACGGCTGGTCGGCCACGGTGTCGGTCCATCGCCGCGACATGGCCCACCCGTTCACCTATCGGGGCGGCTGCGGCGTCGACGAGCCCCAAGCCGAGCAAGGCCACGGCGCCGAGATGGCGTTGGCCCGCGCCGAGCGGCGCGCCCTCAAGCGGGCCTTCAACATCTCCGCCTTCGACGATGCCGATGACCCCGTCCTCGACCCCGCCGTCCTCGACCCCGCCGACCACCACCTCGCCGACCACCGCCGCGACGGCGTCCTGGTCTGCGCCTGCGGCGAGCTATTCAACACCGTCTGGTCCCACTCCGTGCACCGCAAGCAACAAGCCCCCGGGCCGGCCGCGCCGGCGCCGGCCATGCCCCGGCCGGCCGACCCGGGCCCCAAGCCACGGGCCCGCCGGGAGCCCGGCCCGCCGCCCGACTACTACGACAACCTCCCCGAAGCCCAAGGCCGTGGCTGACCTGCGCTGGCGGTGGCGGCGCTGGCGGGCCCGCCACTACGCCTGGGCCGCCGACCTCCAATACCGGCGGTGGCCGTCACCCCACAACGGCCACGCCCTGATCCGCGCCTACGACTACCTCGACCACGTCGAGGCGTCACGTCCGTGATTTAAGCCCGCCGGACGGCGGGCCACACAGAGGTCCCGCCGCCGGCGGGCCACACAGAAAGGTAGTCAAGATGCAAATCATTGACCCGAACACTCAGGCCGCGCTGGCCAGTATCGGCTGTATCCGTAATGTCAACGAGCTGGACAACGGCGCCTACGTAGCGTTGCTCGCCCACGGCCTGGAGGCCAACCATGTCGCCGCCGACCTCGCCGACGTCGACAACGCTGAGACCAGTGTCGGCGACCTGATCGCCGCCGTAGTCGGCGCCTCCGATGACCAGCTTCTCGACCTGACGAAAGTACTTCTCGCCGTCGGGATCGATGGACGCGTTCAGAAGGCGCTCAGCAATGGTCATGTCATGTGCTCGCGTCGCAAGCAGGTCATCGTGACCGTGGCCGGTGAGCAGAAGAAGGCCAGCGTCGCCACCCGGTTTCTGACCGCCGACGTCGATGTGATCAAGGAGTACGGCTTCGAGGCTCGCCGGCGGCGGTTCCAGTCGGGCCTGGAGAGCATCATCGACTTTGCCGAGCTAGTCGAGGCCCGCAACCCGGGCATGGCGACCGACGTGGCCGACTTCTTGGCCGAGCTGACGGCCACCATGCAGACCGCCCTCAACCCGGCGCCATGAGTCGCATCGACGACCTGTACGCCAGGGCCCGCCGGGCCCTGGCCACCGGCGAGTCCTCGCTGTGGGAGGCCGCCGAGGCCATGGCCGAGCTGGCCGCCCTCGGCCAATCTCAACGCAGGATCGCCGACCAGCTGGGCTGTTCACAGAAAACGGTTGGACGTTACCTGGCCGTTATTCGTGAGTCTGCCAGACTCAGCATTAGGCCCCCGTTCGCCGAGGCCTACACCTTGGCGAACCCGGATAACTCCACGGGGGCCTTCGTCAAGGTACCCAAGGCCCCCGAGAAGCGGGCCGAGCTGGTCGCCGAGCTGCTCAAGGACAAGACCGTCGCCGACGCTCCCATTATCCGGGAGGCCCAACAGCGGATCGCCCGGCGCCAAATGAAGGAGGAGGCTGCCACCTTCAACCGGGAGCATGACATCAAGACCCGGACAGAAAAGGAACGGGCCCGTCGGCTGACGTCCGTCGAGGAGAAGCAATTCTTCTGGCGAATCCTGCTCGGCGACATCAACGAAGCCATACGCAAACTCGGCGAGGCCACCAGCGAAGTGGAGCGGACCGGGCTGCCCCGCAAGGACTCCGGGGAGATCATCCGCAAAGCCCGGGCGCTGGCCCGGGCCGCGGAACGGTTCGAGCAGGCCGCCACGTCCGCCGGCATCGGCCAGGCGATGTGAGCCGCCGCCGCGATCCCTTCGCCCAGCTGGACGCGTCCCGGCGCGTCGGCTGGGCGAAGTTCTACGAGCAGTCGGAGCACGTCGAGCAGCTGGAGGCCTTAAACCGCGTCCTGCGGTCACGGGTGGAGGATCTGGTGCCGGAGTTCCTGGCGCTCAAGGACGCGGTCCTGCACGAGCGCAACGTCGTCGCCTTCAACCAGGCCTACCGGGTGGAACAACTGATCAGGAGCGTCATCGATGGATCGCCCTTGGCGGTGCGCTTCGACCTGGACCCGGCCGCCGCGCCCGGTGGCGCTCACGTCCCGGCCGACAGCTACCTGACCGCCGACGACGACGGGCTAGCGCACACATGACGCGGCCTCGTCTGGCTCAACCCGCCCTTCTCGAACATGCCACCGTGGGTCGATCGCTGGATCGCCCACGCCAACGGATGCCTCCTGTTCCCATGGACCGACGCCGACTGGCACCGCCGCCTGCTGGATGCCGTGCCCCTGGTCGTGCTACTGGACCGCCCAAAGTTCGACCATCCCACCCCACACTGGCCGCCACGTGCCCGTCGCGTGTGCTGTCACCGCCCTCGGCAATGGGGCTCGCACCGCTGCAACGGCTGGCCGCTCATCAGTGCGGACGAGCCCTTACGGTCGGGTGGGTCGCATGACTACGGATAACGGCACTTATCTGGATGACCTGGTCGCTGCCCACCACGAGATCGTGCGGGTCGAACCGAACGGCCGTGAGTTCGACGCCGTCTGTGCGTGCGGCTCGCGCTGGCACTCGAAACGGTCGGCGTCCGACGCTTGGTCCCGCGGGGACTACCACGTCCAGCGGATGAAGTGGCGCAAGGCGGACGCCGAATGGCTGGGTGTCATCCGCCGAGACGTTCACCCCACCTGGCGCGGACGGGGAACCCGCGATGAGTAGTAGTCCCGATAACCCTGGATATCCGGAACAGCGCCGCCGGCCGAGGATGACACGACTCGCCCCCGGCCGGCAGTCCCTGGAGGTGGCAGCCGACCCTTCGAGCGGGGAGCAGAAAGACGCGGCTTCCGGTGGCTGATGGTAGCGACGGGGAGGCGCGGTCATGGTGGATGGCGACGACGGCCGGGCCCGCCTGCTCGAGGAGTTGGCGGTGGTGAACGCCGAGCTGTCCCGTCTGGGCGTGCCAGCCAAGGTGCCGGTCGAGGTCGCCGAGATCTACCCGACCGCCGACCTGGTGACGTTGGTGGCGGCGGCGCGCCGCCAGTGGCTGACGGTCTTATACCAGCTGGGTGGGACGGCGTGAACATCGCGGCGGTGATGGTCGCCCTCGACGTGGACGACCTCGACCATGCCGCCAAGCACGCCCTGGTGGTGGTGTGCTGCCGGGCCAACCATCGCAGCGGCGACGCCATCGTGTCGGCGAGCCGGGTGGCGACCGACATGCAAGTGTCATACAAGACGGCCTTGGACGCGTTGCGGCGGGTTGTGGAGGCGGGCTACCTGATTGTGGATAAGTCGCCGGGTCGGACGCCCAGGTACAACGTCACCCCTGTAGTAGCTACAGGGGTGACCCCTGTAATCAGCGACCGCGACCCCTGTAACCAGCGCCCAAACCCCTGTAACCACGACAGGACGAAAGATAAGAAAGAGAAAGTCAAAGAGGCGAACGCCGCTCGCCACGGCTCCGCCGCGGCGGCGTCCGCTGGGGAAAAGCCAGCCGCGGCGATGTTCATGCCCGGCTCAGGCTGGATCGCTGACTGGTCGTCGAACGGGAGGATTGATGACTGACCATCGCCATATCCGCTACCGCCACATCCGCGACCTGCTGCGCGACACCGACCTGTCCGGCCACGACTGGATCGACATCCGCTGGCACGACCGGCCCGCCCAGCTGTGCGGCCGGTGCGGCTACCTGTGGAAGCCGGACATGGCCACGCCGTCGAGGGACTGCGCCCGCTTCGACCGCTTCCCATGACCGCCCCACACGACGAGAGGAGGTGCCAAGTCAAAGAGGGTGCTGAAACGGCCCGCGTCCCGGGGCGGCACGGGCCGACCCAACACGGGCACAATGGGTGCCATGCCCAACGACCCGCGCCTGTCGACGGTGGCGTGGCGCAGGCTGCGGCTGTTGGTGTTGGCCCGCGACGGCCACCGCTGCCAGGTGGCCGGCCCTGATTGCGCCACGGTGGCGACGTGCGTGGATCACATCGTGGCCCGGGCGGATGGTGGTGACTGCTGGGCGCCGTCGAATCTGCGGGCGTCGTGCCACAAGTGCAACGGCCAGGCCGCGGCGGCGCGCACGAACGCGCGTCGCTTCGCCTACGCCACGACGCTCGCCGACTACGTCACACGCTTCTGATAAGAGTCGTCGCCCCATGGACCGAAACCTATGGGGCGAGCCCGGCGTGCAAACCGGCAAAGTGCGCCAGGGATCACACAAGCGTTGGAATGCCACGCCGCTTGCCGTCCGACCATGCAAGCAGTGCGGCGTGGTATTCGTTCATATCAAACACGAGAATGGAACGAGGTATTGCAGCGCTGATTGTGCACGCAAAGCACGCATGGGATACAGCCCGAAGTGGACTGCCGAGCCAGCTCGATGCTTCGCCTGCGACGTCGTCCACCCAGACGGCACGGGCATGATCACGATGCGGGGCAACGGCACGCTATGCGGCGATTGCTGGATGACCCTGCGTCCTGTCAGCCAGTCGTTCGCCAAGCACCACGTCCACGCTGATCGAATCCGACAGTTCATTCGCGACCCGACATGCAACGCCTGTGGCGTGGACCTGTTGATAGCGCAGCGCAATAGACGCAGCGAGTGGACGCTACCGCTGACCATCGACCACGATCATGCATGCTGCCTCGGACCGGTGTCGTGTGGTGAGTGCGTGCGAGGGTTCCTGTGCACACGATGCAATCTCGTGGTCGGGCAGGTGGGAGAGGATGCGGTCATCCTGGCGGGAGTCATCGACTACCTCGAGTCGCTGCCGAAGCTAGAGAAGTAAGAAAAAAATGTGCAATATGCCCCATTTTTTGGTGGTGCCGATCAGAAAAACCCCGCACACACTCGACTTTTGTGTCCGGTTCGGCCGGTTCGGCCGGGTTGGGCGCTGATAGGGCGGGCTGGTGAGTGAACGGGTCCGACACGACCGCAAACGGGGCCGGGTGGAGGTCGGCCTCGAGAAGGACCTGCTCGAGCGGCGGGACATCGGCCCGGCGCAGCGGGCGGCGCTGCGAGCCCAGGCCCACGCCGTGGACCTGGCCGAGGCGGCCCGCGACCCGGACCTGCTAAGCACCGCCGGCCGTGTCTACCTCGACCTCCTCACCGCCGCGGGCCTCTCCGCGGGCGGTACGAAGCCGGTCGACGCCTTCGACGCCCTCCTGGCCGAGCTCGGCCGGGCCGGCGCCGGCGCTGGCAACCCCGCGGACGGCTGACCGGCTGACGTTCGGCGGTGCCGTCGCCAAGCTGGCCGAGATCGAGGGCCGGCCGCTGATGCCCTGGCAGGCCCACGTGGCCGACGTGGCCCTCGAGGTCGACGCGGCGGGCCGGTTCGCCTACCAGCTGGTGGTGGTGACCGTGCCCCGCCAGTCGGGGAAGACGACGCTGTTCGGCGCCGTCCTCGACCACCGGGCGCTGGTCACGCCCCGGGCCCGGTGCTGGTTCACCCAGCAGTCCGGCAAGCACGCCGTGGACTGGCTGATAAACGAGCATTGGCCGCTGTTGGCGCCGTTCGTGCCGAAGGTCCACTTGCGCCGGGCGGCCGGCTCGGAGCATGTGAAGTGGCTGCCGTCGGGCGGGCTGATCCGCCCGTTTCCGCCCACGCCGGACGGGCTGCACGGCAAGGTCTCGGACCTGGTGGTGGTGGACGAGCCGTGGGCGTTCGACCTGGTCCGCGGCCAGCAGCTCGACCAGGCCATCGTGCCGACCATGGCCACCCGGCCGAACGCCCAGACGTGGAAGGTGTCCACGGCCGGCGACGCCGGCTCGACGTGGTGGCTGGGGACCGTGGAGGCGGGCCGGGCCGCCGTCGCCGCCGGGCGCACCACCGGCGTGTGCTACTTCGAGTGGTCGTGCCCGCCGGCTTTGGACCCGACCGACCCGGCCTCATGGCCCCGGTACCATCCTGCGTTCGGGCGGACGATAGGCGCTGAGGCCATGCAGGCCGCCCTCGACCAGTTCGGCCCCGATGAGTTCGCCCGGGCCTACGGCAACCGGTGGGTGTCGACATTGGACCGGGTCATCCCGCTGGCGGCGTGGCGGGCCGCCGCCGACGAGGATCAGCGGCTGCCGGAGCCGGGCGGGGTGGCGCTCGGCTTCGACGTGGCCGTGGACCGCTCCGACGCCGCCGTGGTGGCGGCCTGGCGCGACGACGCCGGCGTCGCCCACGTGGAGGTCGCCGACCACCGGCCCGGGGTGAGCTGGCTCGTGGCCCGGTTGGGCGAGCTCGTCGACCGCTGGCAGCCCCGGGCCCTGGTCTACGACGCCGCCGGGCCGGCGTTGGACGTGGCCGACGCCGCCACCCGGGCCGGGCTAACCCTCGACGGGCTGAAGGCGAGAGAGTACGCGGCGGCCTGCGTGGGCCTGCTGGAGGCCCTTGTGTCCGACCCTCCGGCCTTGCGGCACCGATCGCACCCGGCGCTCGACGCGGCGGCTAACGACGCCACCAGGCGGGCTCTGGGGGACGCCTGGGCGTGGGGCCGGCGCCAGTCGGCCGGGTCGCTGGCGGCGTTGACGGCGGCGACGGTGGCGGTGTGGGGCTGGGACCACGCCGCCGTCCCGGCCGGCGACTTCCGCATCTTGTAACGTTTGTTTCAGTGTCGATGACGTGGTCGGGTAGCCGGGGCCCGTGGAGCATCGGGCGGCCGTCGGCCGGGGCGCCATCGCTGCGGTTCGCCCCCCCGGACGGCACCAACGCCATGGTCGGCCCGTTCGTGTGGGACGCCACCTCCGCCCGGCAGGTCCCGGCGGTGGCCCGCTGCCTGCAGCTGTACTCGGGCATGGTCCGCCAGATGCCCAGAGACGCCTACCGGGGCGAGATCCGCCTGCCCCGACCGCGGCTGCTGGAGCGCCCCGACCCATTCAACGCCGGCTCGTGGTTCGTCGGCATCTCCGTCGAGGACTACTTGCTGTCCGGGAACGCCGTCAGCCGGATCACCGCCCGCGGTGTCGACGGCTGGCCGCTGGCCGTCGAGTACCTGCCGATCAACTACGTGTACATCGTGTGGATACCCGGCCAGGTCCGCCCCGACTACTACTACTACGGGTCGCCGCTGCCCGCCGAGGACGTCATCCACGTCAAGCGCGGCGCGGACCGCTGGTTCGGGGCCGTCAGGGGCGTCGGGATCGTCGAGGAGTCGCTCGGCACCCTGGACCGGGTTGCCATGGAGGAGGTGTACGAGTCGGCCACGCTGGCCGGCGCCGCCGTCCCGTCGGTGGCCATCATCACCCCGCAGGCCACCCTCACCCAGGACGTCGCCGACGAGGCCGCCGCCAGCTGGGAGGTCAAGTACGGCGGCCCCAACCGCCGGCCGGCCATCCTCCCCAACGGCACCCAGGTCGTCCCCCTGGCCTGGTCGCCGTCGGACACCCAGCTGATCGAGGCCCGTCACATGTCATTGCAGGACGTTGCGAACATTTTCAACGTCGATGGGTTTTGGTTGGGTGCGCCGGTGGCCGGGATGACCTATCGGACGGCTGGCCCGCAATATCAGTCGATGCTGCGCACCAGCCTGGCGCCGATCTTGGCCGACTTCGAGGATGTCTGGTCCGACGCCTGGCTGCCCCGCGGCACGTCGGTCCGCTTCGACCGTAACCAGCTGTTGCAAGAGGATCTGGCCACCCTCACCACGGCCACGGTGGCCGCCTACCAGGGCGGGTTGCTCACCAAGGACGAGGCCCGGGCGGCTCTGAACCTGCCGCCCACCGACGAGGACACCGGCCCGCCGCCCCCGCCGGCGCCGGTCGTCGTGGCGCCCCCACCGGCCGCTGACCAGCCCCAGGAGGTGCCGGCCAAATGACCGACCCGGAGTGCCGTGACTTCTCCGCCGTCCTGCACCTGCGCGACGTCCAGGCGGTGGGCCGGCCGTACAAGTACCTGGAGGGCCGGGCCGTCCCCTACGACGAGTGGGCGCCGGTGCGAACCCAGTTCGGCGGGTTCCTGGAGCGCCACCAGCACGGCTCGTTCAAACGGTCGACCAGCCCGTCCCGGCCGGCCGGGCAGCGCCTGCCGCTGCTGCTCTTCCACGACAACCGCTCGTTTCCGATCGGCCACGCCGAGTCGTGGCCTCATCCCGCCGACGGCCTGCACGGCGTG